TATGGTGGACTCCAATTCCTCCCGCCGATTTAAATTGTGCAATATTTTTTGGATGATCATCGATGAGTAAGTTGGGTCTTCCATCTCTACCATCCTTCGCAAATCTCATTTTATCTGCTCTCATAACAGGATACATCCTATTAGAAGAAACTCCAAACCACCTTTTCATAAATCTAGTCTTATCTTCTGTTGCTCGTTTTGAAATAGGACCTCTTGATGATCTAGGAATAGCAGTCAATATAAATGGATCATATTTACTAATAAATTCCCATAATCGTTGAGCATCGGGCATCGGTTCTAATTGTAAGAAAAAATCATCTGGTAATTCATTCCATCTCTTATCATTAAATTTACCACCGATCATATCTTTTATACCTTTATCAAAATCTGCCAACACTCCATCCATATCACAATAGATTTGTGGTGAATCGAATTCTACTAACCAATGTTTAAATTTTTTATCCATATATCCCTAAACGTAAAAATATACTGTGAATTCAGCATCGTTTTTCATATATCCTTCAACAATTTCTAATTTGCTGTAGTTATATCTTTCTAATTTATGTCGTACCTGCATTGGAGTATAAGCTTCATATTTTTCATCTTCATAAGGTGCATGTAACATATTGAATATAATTCCTTTATTAGCAAGCCTTATCATATTTTCAATAATCCAAAATGTCATTTCTTCTTTCAATCCCAAATTGAAAACACCATTTGAGATAACCCAATCATATTTCGTATCATCTAAATTTTCTATCGTACCATGTACAGCATTGATATCTTCATCTATAAGATCAATTGCTTTTTTGTTGGGATCAAAACCCAAATACTTTCCGTTCCATCCTTTATTTGTTAAATAAGTATGAAGATGTGCTACTCCACAACCCACATCTAAGACAGAATCATTTTCATCGATTCCACCTTCATATATTTTTTGAAATCTTATTTGTGAATTTTCAGTACCATCCATCCAACCTACACATTCTGGTGAATTTTTACTAAACTTCTTTACATACTTAGAATATATTGAATCAACTAAAAGATTTGTCATATTCTTAGTATCAGTAACAATTTCTTCTGTTATAAATGTTCTAAACTGTTTCATCTCACTATTCCATTCTTTTTTCTATAATCGTTAATTGCTCCCTTAATAGCATCTTCCGCCAATACAGAGCAATGAATCTTGACAGGGGGAAGAGAAAGTTCTTCCACGATATGTGTATTTTGAATAGTGCTTGCTTCATCAATAGATTTGCCTTTAACCCACTCAGTCGCAAGCGAAGAAGAAGCAATAGCAGATCCACATCCGAAAGTTTTAAATTTAGCGTCAATAATTTTTTCATTTTCATCTACCTTTATTTGTAGTTTCATAACATCACCGCATTCAGGTGCCCCCACAAGTGCAGTACCAACAGAAAGCCCATCAGGATCCAGACTTCCCACATTTTTTGGTTTTTCATAGTGTTCTATTACCTTATCTGAATATGCCATATTACTTCATCCATGCAGGTGTAAACACCTCTTCTTGTTTAATTGAAAAACTTGTAGAACAACCACACGTTGAAGCTGCTCTAGGATTCTGAAATCTTGGGCCGGGAGCTGATAAGTCTCTTGACCAATCTATTTCCAAACCATCTACTATCAAATGACTTTTTCTATCTATTACTATAGGTAGTCCTTCTGACTCAAAAAATAAATCTCTTTTAGTAGGTTGTCCAAATTCTAGTACATACTCATAACCTGCACAACCACCACCCTTTACTGATACTCTCAATGGAACATCTTCTGGTAGTTCTTCATCTTCTCTTATTCTTTTAAAATTTCTTGCTGCTAATTCTGTTAAATTTATCAACGTAATGTCCTGTTAATGTAATCTACCATGTCTCCTGTATCTTGATATAGTTCAAATGGGAATCCATCTATATCATCATCATCTTGAAAATCCTCTGCATACTCTGGGCCAACATGAATCTTTTGTATTGTAAAATTATTGACTACTAATTCATCCCACATTGCAACATCTCCACTATCTGGATCTGGTTCTAGTGTCTTTTTCTTGGTATAATCTGTAAGTACAGATCTTAATGGTTTGGAATATTTTTTCATAATCTTTTCCATACCATCAATGTAATCTTTGATAATTATTGATTTTTCTTTTCCACCCGTTGACCGACCAAGATAAGTCCAACCTTTATTAATTTCTGTAGTGGTCATAGTCTTTTTGTATGGCCCCAAATCGTTTTTAGCCATAATGTCTGTTAATAGAGCCATTATATCTTTCTCTATCCCTCTGAGTTTTGTTCTACCACCCAAGCCAGGATCAGCATCAAAGGGGCCGTTCAAAAGAGAACTAACAGTTATCCATCTTCTACCCGACTTATCTGGTTGACTTGAAATATCATCTGGTGATGCGGCAAGAACATCTCCTTCCAACTCTACAACATAACCACCTTCTGTTTTGATTCCGTTTGCTATCATATAATCATCTATATTATAAAATGCAGAAATTGATCTTTTTCCTCCTTGCATTCCTTTTAATTTCCCTAAACCATCATAATCAGTTAAATGAAAAGCCTTTGAACGAATTGACTTTGGCCAGATCCTACTCATGATTGAAGGTGATAAAGGAATGTGTATATCTACAATACCATCTCTTGGTAGATCAAACAACATGGTAGATAAACTTTCAGTCCATGCTGGTGCTGATCCACTCTTCCAATCTTGGAATGTTTCGTTTAGATATCCCTTAAATGATTTCATACCCTTAATTTCTGACTACTTGTCTTAAAATCTTTCTTTCTCATTACTGTTTTTGCAACGAGATCTAACATTCCACCTTTATCTAGATTGATTACAAATGGCATATTAACATCTGTTTCCATATCTGTAATAACTGCTTCTGCATCTGGATTCATTTGTGAAATTTTCTTACCATACTTCTTGTATGTCAAACGAAATAATCTAACCAACTCTGCTTGATTGATTGGTTTCTTGTTTCGTTCATCGTTCACTCTATCATGAAAATGTCTAGTAAATTCAATATCTATTCCCAAAGATGCAAACAATTTGTCTGCATACTTTTCTACTTGATCTAAATCTGACTTTGATATTCTTTCAAAGATATATGTAGAAAATGTTTTCATACACCACTTATTTCTCCACGAGCCGCGTCATCCACTTTATCTTGACTCTTTGCCCACTTCTTAGCCTGTGCTTTGTCCTTAAATCCATTAGAAACTGGCATCCATTTATTTCTTCCAACATGACCCATTACATACCATTTCTTGTCTTGTGGATTTTTAGAAACAATATACTTAGATTCTTCTTCTAGATACTTTGAAAATGTTTTCATTTTTTATTGACCAAAGTTACTAACTCTTTTTGTGATTTCATTTGTACATTTTTCCATACAGTTTTTATGTATTTCAATTCATCATCACCTTCGGAGCCCCAATCTACTCTTCCAAATTGTTCCCATTTTTCTGAAACCACATATACATTCTTAATTGATATTTGATTTACTACACTCTCATTATAAAAATGTTTTTTATTATTAGCCCCCATAGCTCTTCCATATTTTCTCAATTCATCCCGTGCTCTTTTATTTTTCGTGAGAATGGTTTCGCAATTATCAATGTACTCTTTAATGAATTGTCCTTTTTCTTTTTGAGATAATGTTTGGCCCAATTTATTAAATGCTATTCCAGCTTTTCTTGAATCTCTTGAATAAGGTTCTTTACTATATTTCTCATATATTTTCTTCACCATAAATTCCAAATGGCGATACATATTAGGAAAAAGTTCCTTTGTAACACTAATTCCTCTTCTTCCACCTTCTAATCGTTCAGACCATGCATCTTGATCCATAGATACCAATTCTGTCCCTTCCAATTCAACTACAAAACCTCCACCAGTTTCAATTCCCTCAAAAGGCTGATGGTCTGATGGTTCTATTTCCGTCAATACTGAGATAGAAGATTTCTTTCCTTGCAGTTTTATTAATCCTTTCAATCCTGACAAATCAGTAACGTGCCATGCTTTAATTCGTTCAAGTGTACCGAATGCTCTCTCTAAAGCAGTTGGTGATAAAATCAATGCTGGAGTGTCTGCATTAGTAAAGATCATGTCTTTAGTATTAAATCCGGCTTGAGCTTCTTCTAGATATTTTGAAAATGTTTTCATTAATTTTTTTCCATCCACAATGTCGTTATTCTTGCATTTTCTTTTATAAGATCATCTACTTGACCTTGATAAGATGATGTTTGATATACAAGTAATCCAAATGTAAATAA